TAGAAGATGCAAATTTTATTTTATTAAATAAAGGGGACAAATTTGAAGTTCCTATAGGACTTCGACACCAAATGATTGCAATAGAAGATACTGAATTGTTTGAATTTTCTACGCAACATTTCGATGAAGATTCTTGCAGATTAATAAAAGGTAATTGAAATGAACTTACTATTAGAATATTTTACTTCCTCAAATCACATGAGGAATGGTGAATACTTGTATTGTCTTCATCAAAATCTCGGAAATGATTTAATTGAGAATGTGTATCTTTTTATGGAAGAAGATACTGAACTTAATTTTGATTCCCCAAAGATTAAAAAGGTAATTAATAAAGATAGGCCAACTTATGAATCTCTCCTCAAGTTTTGTAATGAGAACTTGAAGGGAGAAATTTGTGTGATCTCAAATGCCGACATTATTTTTGACGATACTCTTAGGTATTTTAAGAGTATCAACATGGATAAAACTTTTTATGCATTAAGTCGTTGGGAAATTTCTACTGGTGATGGAAAGAACTGGGAGATTGAACCTTATGAAAATCCAGCATCACAAGACTCTTGGATTTTTAAGGCACCGATTGCAGTATCTGAAAAGATGAATTATACAATGGGTAAACCTGGATGTGATAATAAGATTACTTATCACATGAGAGAACTTGGATACACATGCAGAAATCCTGGAAAGAAAGTAGTTACAATTCATTTCCATCCAACCAACTTTAGAACTTATCATCCTAATGATGATAGAATTCCAGGTCCTTATCTTCTCGTTTCACCAGTAGACAATTTTACTGGTGAACCTAATTACATTGATATTGATGGATTTGATGAGCACGGTAGGGCATACCGAATAGAGAAGAGAGAAACCCCTTGACAAACTTCTAATCTTCTGTTATTATAAATAAGTGTTCGGGAGGCAACTGCTTCACGAACTGTAACAAACCCGAACGCCTCAATTACTCGCTGCCTGGTTATGTTATGACAAAAATGCGGGGAACGTCGAACTCCCCCTTCATCTGCGGGTGAAATTCCGCAAGTAAAAATTACGAGGTATTAACAAATGATCAAATCTGTATTCGCAGCAACTGCTGCACTTTCCGTCTCTGCTGGTGCTGCCCTTGCAGGTCCTTACGTCAACGTCGAAGCCAATAGTGGTTTTGTTGGATCGGATTATTCTGGAACCGTTACTGACTTTGCCGTTGGTTATGAAGGTGATTTGGGAGAATCTTCTGCTTGGTACATTCAAGGTGGTCCTGCTCTCGTCTCCCCTGACGGTGCTGAAAGCGAAGTTGAGTTCTCTGGTAAGGGTGGCGCTTCTGTCTCACTGACGGATGCCCTGAGTGTCTATGGTGAGGTTTCTTTCATCACTGGTGATGACGACACCGGTTACGGAACTAAAGCAGGTCTGAAGTATAACTTCTGATCTAATCAAGTAAACATCTAGATGCTATACTGGGAGTGCGACGGCACTCCTTTTTTTAATGGTTAATCAATTTCATGAGCATTTTGGCAGAGGTAAATCAAATAATACCAAAAAGGTCTTGACAAACCCTGCTTTTTGCTATATACTATGTAAAGAAACATTAAGGAGTGTAAAATGACTGTAACAACTGAAGACGGTGGACGCACAAACATGTGGGCTACTGAACCCCGTATGTATGTTGATCCCTCTTATACTGAGGCATATGGTCTTGAGACACATGCAGAACGTGCAGAGAAACTCAATGGTCGCACAGCAATGATTGGATTTGCTTTTGCACTGGTTTCTTATGCTACGACTGGTAGTGTGTTCTTTTTCGGACTTTTCGGTTTCTGAGTACTTGACAATGCATTCAATCGTGTTTACAATAACTAGTATTGCCTTCCTTGTATTGTTGGCATACTCCGTACAAAATTTATCTGAAACTTACTAATGGACTTTAACGTTACTTTCCGTACTTCTGATGGTGCAGAAACAACTGTCACATGTCAAGATGATCAATATCTTCTTGATGCTGCCGAGGAGGGTGGTATTGACATGAACTACTCTTGTCGTGCTGGTGCATGTTCATCCTGTGCAGGTAAGATTGTTTCTGGCACAGTAGATCAAAGTGATCAATCATTCTTGGATGATGATCAAATTGAACAAGGATTTGTTCTCACTTGTGTTGCATATCCAACTTCTGATGTTATAATTGAAACTGAACAAGAAGAGAACCTCTACTGATGCACGGAAGTCTTGAACCAGAAGATCGAGTAATGAATACTCCATCTGTTTATGAACAAGTTTCTTCTCTTGCCCAAAAATACGGGTGGGAAGAAGGAGATGAAATTTCTGTCGAAATGGCAGGAACTCAAGTGTCTGGTATTGATGTAGGTGAAGAGTACAACAAGAAGTGGCAATCGCCCATTGGTACTCGTAAGTACAATAAAGATGCTTTTATTGTTATTAAGAATCAATCCAGAAGAGACCTTAGTAAATCTCAACCTATGGATAGAGAACACAAACCTCAACATCCATACGAACCAGTTACTAACATAAATGCCTAATCCAAATCAACTCTATGATGATATGGAGAGGTTAAATGCCCTATACGAAGAACTCTGCTGGGCACATGATGATGAACTAGTATTCACCCATGAAAATGGTAGAGTCATTATTTACAATAAAACACAGGAGCAAGAACAATGAACGAAAGAGCAGAACGTATTAATGGTTGGGCAGCAATGCTTGGTGTTATTGCAGCAATGGGATCCTATGCCCTAACCGGCGACCTAATCCCTGGAATTTGGTGATGTTGTTATTAGCAACTTTTCTGTTAGGTGCTTTTATAATTCATTCAGTGCTTACCGAAGATGCTGATGATGATGACGGACCAGGTGGTGGAATAATGCAACCAGTTTACATACCGACACCTTGACAAAAAAAACTTAATCCATTATAATAAGGGAGCAATAAGCTCCTTTTTTAATGTTAATTAAGTTTACTACCTTTGCTTTGGTGAGTATTCTAGGTGCTTCATCTATTTCTAAATCCGCACCAAAGCAAAAAGAAAATATTATAACTCCTGAAGAGAATACTGTGAGTATTCCTGAGGATCCAATTAAACCCTCTTGGAAGTGTCCTGATTGTACTCCTAATGAAAAAATTGTTTTAACAGCATTACAAGAGCACACAAAGATCTCTGATCGTAATGCTCTTGCTACAATCATGGGAAACATTCAACAGGAGTCTAAGTTTATTGCTAACATCTGTGAAGGTGGTGCTCGTGTTACTTATGAGAACTGTTTGAGTGGTGGTTATGGATTGATTCAGTGGACTTCTATCAATCGTTATAGAGGACTTGGAAACTTTGCAGTGAAGTATGATTGTAATCCAAGTGAATTAGATTGCCAAGTTCGTTGGATGATTAATGAACCTATCTTTCAACGTGTTCTTCCACAATTTGAGGGTGGTGGACAAACAGTATCTTATTACATGAGACCTGCATACTACTGGTTAGGATGGGGTATCAAAGGTAATAGAGAACTTTATGCGTATGATTACACTAAGAAAATGGTATGGGCATGACTTTAGATTTAATTGACAACTTAGAAGCACCATTATTTGAATGTGGTCCTGGATACTTCACTCAAGGATATGGTTCTTTTGTAGGAGTTCTTGCTCCGAAGTATTTGGAAGATGATTCTTGGTTTGGTCCGGCAGTCTTATCTGATCGTCAAATGACTATCAAAGAAGCATATGAACATGCAGTATCTGAAGAACAATTACTACATGAGGATGATACAGTAGAACCAAAAAATATTCATGAGGTGATTTATAATATTGCTACTAATAGTGGTAAAACTACAAAACAACTGAATCCGACTGGTGTTGGTGGTTGGCAATCTGGAACTGGTTGGGAGCAGTTTCGATGATTGAAGATTGGCGTTACAGTGAACATAAGTTGAAACTTCGTGAGTCGGCACTTAAAGTTCTTCTTACTAAATATGGTAGTCAACTAAAAGAATCATTACCTGAATACACTAATCAATCAATGTATGAATGTGCTCATGATTGGGTATCTCAAGGTAATGTAAATACTAATGGCATTATAAAATACTTTGAGGCATATTACGCATGAAAAAACTTTTATTATCTCTTCTTGGATGTGCTGCACTAGCAGGAACAGCATATGCAGGAGATGAAAAAATAACCAGAGGATACAATAGTAATGATTCTTTAGGATGCATGATGTTACGGGAATGCACCGATAATGTTCAAAGAATCACAAGTATCAAAGACATTCAAGATAATTATCCCAACTCTGATTATTCTGCTGTTGCTACTGAGTTTAATGAGATGTTGGACTCCCTTGATAAGATCGGAGTTATGGTTTTTCTAGGAGATCAGAAATATTTTCCTGTAGGTAATC